CCCCCTTTTCCCCACTTTATCTTCAACAAATTCACATCCAAAATATACCTAGACAGACAGTAGTAATAGAGAGAAAGAATAAAAGTATTACTTATTGTCATATATTACGGGTCTGCGCGATTTATATTTATTAAAATATATTTAATTATTTTATTCTATTTATATAAGCAGCAGCATTAATGAGTCTATAATATATTAGAGTGTATTTATTTATATGGCTAATCACCATAAAATTAAAGTAATAGATAAAAAATTAGGTCGTCAAAAGGCAGTAGGACAGGCATATACAGATGCTAGAGTAATTGAGGTAGACCCAAGACAAAGAAGTAAAAATTATTTAGATACTTTAATACATGAGATGCTTCATGTTTATAATCCAGAGTGGTCTGAAACTAAAGTCAGTAAAACTGCAAATGAAATGACAGACATAATTTGGTCAAAAAATTATAGAAGAATCAAAAGATAATAGCGGCCAATTTTAATTATTTTATTTATTAAATTAACTTCGAACAGTCTGACCGCGAAATATAGCAGTTAGGTTCGACTAGTGTGATGGCGAAATATAGCAAAAATGAAAATGACTTCGAACATTTTGACTTCGAAATATAGGGCGGCGAAATATAGCCCCATCTCCAGCCGGATGTCAAGCAAAAAGTGCCGCCGACCCGTCCTTGAGAATGAGTCTCATTTGCAATTTTATCCTAATTATTTTGATTTTTAGGCGCATTTTAATAATTTTAATAATTTTAATTAACATATAGCTTTTTTTAGCTTGATTTAATACTGGAAATAGAGGAATATATTAATACTATGACTACCCCCAAGAAAGAAAAGCCAAGAAAGAAGAAGAAAAAGGTAAATGAAGAGCAATTACACGCCGCCCGCCTCTATAAGAAGGCATGGGATAAGCTATTTGCGCAGCGACCGCCTTTTGCCCAACAAGAGATTATTGATGACCCGCAAGGTCGCCGCTCATCCGAACTCGCCCACGAAGTAAGTAAGTTAGTTGAGGCATGGATATATGAAGAAGAGCATGGGAGCTTTAATGATAGTGATAATGATTGGAAAGATTAATTAATTTAATTTTATTCATTTTATTTACTTGACCTTACTCTGGAAACCCTTTATACTGGTCTTATGAGTGAACGAAAGAAGAAGCGTAAGTCAGGTGCAGGGCGTAAGAAAGGAAGCGTTAGCTTCTGCATGGTTCCCCTCACGGAATTAACTGCCAAGTTGCCTAGTGGTGCTATTATCGTAGTGAGTAGGAAGTTCTGCGAATCTATGGGCATCGAAGGGCAACCTGTTGTATCGACCCCAACGATGATGATGCCCCTTGCTACTGCTGCCAAGGCTAATGCCGTACAGGTTACTGACTTGAATGAAAGTAACAAAGAAGAACCCGCGCCAGACTTTAGCGTTGACAACTGGTAGGATAACCCTTATACTTGAGAACGATGACTGATACCTACTTCCCAGACATAATCGGACAAAACCGTGTTAAGAAAGCGTTAGGCTTTTATATTGACGGTTTCCAAGAAACCAACTGCATCCCGCATTTGATGTTTACTGCTCCTCGCGGGTGCGGTAAAACGACGATGGCGACTGCGATGGCAAAGAACCTTATCGGGCCTGACGGTACGATTAAGCCTCTTATTACTATCAACTGTTCCACCATTAAGAGTCTCAAACAGTTCTTCAACATGATTGTGATTCCGCACATGGTCGAGCGTGACGCTACCGTGCTGTTCGATGAGTGTTCCGAATTGCCCAAGGATGTGACGATGGCACTGTTGACCATCACCAATCCCAATCCAGAGAACATGAACGAGTTCTCCTATGAGGATTACAACGTAGTATTCGATTTTCGGCGTTTGAGCTTTATGTTCGCCACTACCGAAGGTCAGTCCATCTTCCATGCACTCATGGACAGAATGGAACGCATCGACTTGGAAGAATATAAGTTGGATGAGCTTGGCAAGATTGTCCTACTTGGCCTAGATGGTTACACTGTCGATGAAAAGACGTTAGAGAGCATCTCAAGCGTTCTACGGGGCAACGCAAGAGCGGGTCAGAAGATGGCGATGAAGATGAAGTTGCATCTCGATGCCCAAGGTAAGACCCATTTTGATAACGAGGATTGGAAGTCTCTTATGGACAAGCTCGGCATCCTGCCGCTTGGCATCTCCGTCCAAGAACTTAACCTCATGCGTTACATGGCTCGCAAGAAGGCTACACGCCTCACCGAGCTTGCCGCTATCACTGGACTCTCCAAGGGAGCAATCCAGAAGGACTACGAGTTGTACCTGTCCAAGATGGGTCTGATGGAGATTCAGCCAGAGGGACGCTCACTAACCACTAAAGGATTGGAGTATCTTAATGAGCTTGATGGAGTTAAAAAGCACAAGTCTAACAAGACTAGTAAAAAATAAATATAAGATAGATGATGAGCCAATCCAGATGTCCGATTACGAATGGCGCGGCACATTAAATGATAGTGAATTATTCTTAATTATTAAATATAACCTTGGAGCTTGGAAAGTAAAATATGCTGAAACAGAATATGACCTAAATAATGTAGATTATATATATGTGGCTCAAGAAATAAGTCCGATGAAATACATAGTAAATAAAGATAAGATAGAAATAAATAACTTAATAACATTTTTAGGATGGAAATAAATAAAAATAAACTTGAATTTAGTCAGGAAGTAGGCTAATATATAAATAGTGGGTGCAACGCCCACGGTTCGTTCATCATCATCGAATCCTCCTCGTGTAAAAGCGGGGGGGATTTTTTTTGTATTTACTTTAAAACAGTGTAATAATAAATAAGACCTTGCTAAATATAAATAAGGCAAGCTCAAACAGGTTATGTTCAAATAAGCCTCAAAGAATAGGCTCGTTAAATATGAGTCCGAAATAAGGCGAAGAAGGATAGGCCTAATAAAGTAAGGTTTATGTTATTGAGACAGATTCTCAATAGGGCTACTATACCCAAATGAGACAGGTTCTCAAAAGATGAAATTAGCCTGTGAATAACTTTTTGAATTTTATGCTTGACACCGCCGGGACCGGTCCCGCGACGTCAAGCTTTTTTTGTTGCGGGGTTGTGTATAAGTTTGTTGTTGACATAGAAACGGAAGTGTAGTAGACTGGTATACATGATGAACGAACTAGATCAACTCAAAGAAGAAGTGGCCATGGATTCCTTTGGTCGTAGTCGTCAGCTGGCCTTGGCAGCCGGACAGTGTGTCAAGTGCGGCACTTACGATCTCAACTTCCGCGACGAACCATCTATGCGTGAGTACAAACTCACCGTATGGTGTCAGTCGTGCCAAGACGAATTCTTCGGAGTGGAGGAATAATGAACGCTAGCATTTTTAAACGCGAGGTATACCGTAACTTGCATTTCAGGGACGAGACCGTCTATTCCGTACGTAAGGACGGCCTTGTGGAGGGGCATGCCCTGATGGTTATCCTTGATGGCAGTACTGCTAAGCCAGTCAAACTTGCGGTCGGCCCTAAGGGTAACGAGCGCGTACGTGAAGAGCAGCGCAAGAACGTGCACGCTGTAGTGCGCGGGCATATGGTCAACGCCGTGTGGTATTATAATGACATGGATGCATTCGAACTGGGCCACGCAAAGGACGCCTGCAGAGACTGGCAAGAACATTACATGGAAGAGCGCGAGGGATATCGATGGCTTGAGCTTGTATACAATCCCTACAAGTACAAAACGTTCATGACTCGTGACACAGATCCTTTTAAAGGTCCTGAAGACGTGTACGAGCCAATCCTTACTGCACGCCAAGTGATCATCGGCCCCAAGTGCTGGGCGCAGGTTCCAGTCAATCAGGAAGTCAATTAATATTTACGTCCATCAGGCGGGCCCGGGGTTTTTATGTGTTTGACCCGGGTCCGCCTCCTTTTTTTTGCTTGACACGTCGGGACCGGTCCCGCGACCTGTCAAGCTTTTTTTATTCACAGCCTGTGAAGATTTCGTATTTTGGCCGAATTTCTCACCGGAGAAAACACCCCTTTTTACGAAACTTGCCGATCACTTTTTGCGTTTTTTGGTTGGCAAATGGATTTGTCGCTCAGAAATGAGCGGCTAATTAACGGCAACAATTAGGGGATAAAAAAAAGATGCTTGTGACGTGCATTTTATGCTTGCAAGTGATTTGGATGTATGAGATAATGGTTTTAGTCGATTGAGACATAACATCTAACGAAAGAGAACGAACTATGCCTATTACCGCAAAACAAAGCAAAAACAAAGACTGGGATTTCACCGTAGCGCAGGAGGAGCTTTTCCTGCCTGACGGCAAAAAGTCCGGTTTCTTCGCATCCCGCCGCCTCGACAACAACGAGGTGCTGGGCTGTCACACTAGCCGCTACGGCATCGTCCAGAACGGCGACCTCATCGAGAAAGCAGAAAGTGCTTTCGCTCGCAAGGGTCTTGGCGACTACGAGCGCAACATCTATGTGACTGACGGCGGAGCCAAGCTGCGCGTCAATTACGATTTCCAAGGCCACGATATTGAAGTGCCAGAAGTGGGTGACAAGATGGGCTTTCGCCTGACCTTGCAAAACTCGTTTGACCGCTCCTTGCGCGTGTCCTTTGCGCTCGGTATGCTTCGCCTTGTTTGCACCAACGGTATGCAGACGCTTGAGAAAGAACTGGATATGCTCAAGAAGCACTCCAAGAAGTTCGACCTCAACGCCTTGCTAACCGATGACGCCATCGACAAGGCACTCGCCTCGTTCACCAAAACGGGCAACACCTACGCCGCGCTGGCTCGCGTTGGCATTACTCAGGAGCAAGGCATCTTTGCCCTGCAAAACCAAGCCAACACTGGTTTGATTTCTGACAAGGTGCGCGAGGGTATCGCAAGCGTGTGGAACAACCCACGCGAGGATGGTGCTGACGGTTCGGTTGGTGATGACCGCAACCTTTACCAACTCTACAACGCTGCCACGCAGTACCTCACCAGTGACAACTTGGTTGACAAGAAAACTGGCGATGCGGTCGGCACGTTTGAGTCCACTCGCTTCGAGTACGCGAACCGTGTTAGCTCGCAACTGCTCAAGCGGTTCAACCTCGCCAGCGATAACCCCAAGCGGTTTGACAAGCTGGTTGCGGTTGCCAAGGCTGACGGCGTAAAGGTCGAGAACAACTAGGCCAAACCTACAAACACCCCCCGCCTTCGGGCGGGGATTTTTTTTGCTATTGGGGAAACTTTTTGCTTGACACCCGCGGGACCGGTCCCGCCCTTGTCAAGCCTAAACTTAATTAAAAAAAAGTAAAAAAAGACTTGCACTGAAATCGGATGTACGGTATACTATTAAAACAGTGAGGGTAACACCTCCACGATCTTTGAGACAATTTTAGCATAGGTGAAGTAACAAACGACCGTTAAGAGGTAGCGGCCTATGCGACAATTTGAGGACGGCGACGGCTGACCTCAAGGGAATGGCTGAACAACCCTCCATCATAAGGGGTAAGGCACAGGGGCGCGCGTTAGAGTGCAATCGTATGAGGCGTGTGTTTCTGGTAGACTGGTAAACTTGAACTGTATTGTGTACTGGTCTTGATGGTAATGCAGCAATCCATCTTCCCACTAACTTTGATTTTTGCTGGTACTTCCAGTATTGAAATCCTGCGGTTGCTAAACGCATTAAAGAGAGAGAAAGCAACAACGCCTAATCCGCCGCTTGATTTTATTAATTTTTATGTTGACTACGAATTGGATATCTAGTAACATAGAAACAGTGCGAGACAAAAACCTAAACTAAAAAACTGATGAACAATAACCTATCTTATACTAACTACATCACTGGCACAGAACTTGAGAACGGAAAGATTCTCCTGTATGCTGGTAAAACCCGCAACGGAGTTGATTACCGCAAAAAGGGTAAAATGGCTTGCGGATTCATCGCTGGCGTTGGCCTAGATGGTCGTCTGTTTGACACCGTCCATTCCAACCCCAACACCAAAAACGATAAGCTCACCGAGCAGCGTCACATTAACACGATTCGTGCCGTGGCGAAATTGCTCCCTGACGTTATCGTTGCTGGTAACGTGTACGATGATGGCTTTTACGGGGGAACCGTTTCGTCCATCAGTCCTAGCGTCTACGACAAAGTCGTAAGCTGGGTGCAGGGTACGCGCACCATGACAGAAAAACGCATGGTGGCGAACAAGCGGAAGCTGGCTCGAAAGCTCGCTCAAGTGAAGCGAGCTAGGGAAGCAAACAAGGCTAACGCTTAACCCTAACGAGGGGAGGGAAACCTCCCCTCTTGACTTTTAACCCGAAACCCCGTATAATTTTAGTCATGGAACGAATACACTACATCATCGGCATCATTATCTTTTTAATTATTAGCGTTACCGCCGCAGCAGATGAAGCACTCACAAGGGACGAGCGAGTTGTTGCTCTTACGATTCTCGGAGAAGCGCGAGGTGAGGGCGAAAACGGTATGTACGCCGTTGCTTGCGTTATTGAAAAGCGTATGCAGGAAAGCACGGTGAACCATACTCCCGCAGAGGTGTGTTTGCAACCTTCACAGTTCAGCATTTGGAACGCTGGCAGAGGTAAGGTTAAGAAAGAAAGTCAGCTTTATTATTTGTGGGAATCCAAGAGCAAGGACTATGCAAGACAGTTAGCCCGTGTTGTATGTGATAAAGATAAAAACCTTCAGCACTCTGTTGTTGGTCATGCAAATCATTATCATACTCACTCCGCTAAACCAAGTTGGTCGAGAGGGGCAAAGCCCGTTGCAAAGGTGGGCAAGCATCGTTTCTTCAAGCTGCGCTGGGCTTCAAATAGAAAATAACTTCAAATATTAAATAGACGCAAATAACTATTATTTTGACCGGTCCCGAATAAGGACAAAAAAAAGAGGGGCCTTTCGGCCCCTTGATTTTTAGGCATATCGCTCAACGAACCATTCCTGAACGCCCTCGGCGCAAAACTCGTTAATGAGATCCAACTCACCACGGTCTAGCGTTCTTTCGAGTCCGTTTTCGCATACGGTTGCGGATTCCATATATGGTGCTGATCCTGCTTGAGGATCACACTCCGCATCTTCCAACTCACAAGCAACAACGCTTTCAAACAATTGTTCTGCGCGCGCTTGGCGTTTAAGAAATGCTACCCTTTGCGGGTATTCCTGAAACAACCAAAGCGCGTATTCGTTCAGTGTCTCGCTTCTTTCGTTATCGCTTTGATCGTACTCATACGCGATTGTACCTAGGTTCTGTTTGTACCAAGTGGAGAAATCTAACATCTCGCTTGCGCTCAACGCGTTAAAGTCTCCCTTGAGTGTTACCCCACTTGCCTGTGGGCCGCCCTGTTTGTTTGTTACTATCATTTTTCGTCCAAGTGATAAGGATTCATTCCTCGCTCACCTTTGTCATTATCGTTCATATCCAGCAATTACGCCAGTTTTTTTTATTCACAATTTTTTTCATAATGTGAACAGTTTTTTCTTGACATCGCCGGGACCGGTCCCGCCCGTGTCAAGCCCAAAAGAAAAAAAAGTTTTTTATAGGTGGGACTGCGGATGTCCCACCTCGTGTGCTATACTACTCGCATGAAAACAATTAAGAACGATACGAAAAACAAAGACAAGAAACACTGGATTGGACGAACAGGCCCAAAGGTCAAGAATAACATAGCGCCAAAGCGTTTCCACCCACGACGCAAGTATTGCGAGGCGAATCAAGAAAATTAATCGGTAGGACTACGGATGTCCCACCCTCTGTGCTATACTAATCACATGATGAAAATGAAGAACACGAACACCACCGCCGAGAACGTTGCCCTTGCTTGCAAGGAGAAAACCAAGCATGAAGCGAATTTGCGTTTCCGTCAGCTTGAACACGCTGCCCAGCGTGGCACAACCAATCGAAGCTGGGCCAAGCTAGAAATTGCTTGGGAACTAAGTCACTAAGCGAGTAGCTCGCACACCCATCTACGGGGGACACCGTAGACCGTAGACTGGCAGGAAGCCGTAAGACCAGCACGGAGACAAAAAAAGTTAATCGGTAGGACTACAGATGTCCCACCCTCTATGGTATACTAATCACATGATGAAAATGAACAAAGAGATCGAGAAGCTGATGCTTCACAACGTCAACACCCACACGTTTTGGGTAGCTGCTCAACGCAATTTCATCTTTGAATTGAACAACCAATTCGAGATGCACACCACGCCAGAGCTTAACGAAAAGTTTTGCCTCTTGTGGGAAAAGCTTAAGGGTGAACCAACCACCATCGACGGAACATTCAGGAGCGAAAAAAAGTAAAAAAAAGCTTGCACAGACACAGGTTCTGTGTTATATTCTTAACATGATGAACGACATGATGCCAACCATAGAAGAGACCATCACCCCCGACATCCAAGCCCAGCTTGAGCATGAGGAGTGGGAGCGGGGCAACGAAGAGCGGGAACGCTGGGACGCCGTTGAGGCTACTCATGGGCCGCTGTTTGATAGCATGGTCTGGAAGGACTAACATCATGGGCCAGCGCGATGGCCTTGGAAATCGCGCCCTTATTATATCATTATGATTGAATTAGGTATGGAGGTTGAAAACCTCAACGGCTACCTCGGAGTAGTCGCCGCCTCGCCGCGCAACGGCAAGTGGCTCGTCCTCACGGATGATGGTCGCACCGTGCGCGTACGCGAGGAGGACATTCGCGAGTATGATGACGAGTACCAACAAGAGTGGTGCGGTTATCACTCCGACGCCTACCTCAAGTGGGTAGAGAAGCGCGAGCTTCTGTAAACACAACCCGCGAAAGCGGGCTTTTTTTTGTACAATTTTTATATTTTTTTCTTGACAGCCGCGGGACCGGTCCCGGCCCTGTCAAGCTTTTTTTATGCACAGGGTGTGAATATTTTTTTCATTTTGGGCGTTTTTTTTGTTGCGTTTTTCTGCTCAACCTGTATAATGCTCGCATGAAGATTAAGGCAAGAGTAAGCAAACAGGGTTTCATGGGTAGCGCATCCCGTGAACACAGAGTGAAAAAGGGCAAAGGCTCTTACACTCGCAAACAAAAACACAAAAGGGGTCATTATGCGCTTGACTCCAATTAGGAAAAGGCTTATTATTATGAAGATGATGGACGATATAAAACTCACCTACATTCCAGACGCTCACGGCTGGATAAAAGTATATTTGCAAGCACCCAACGCGGAACTTGCCGAAGCGTGGTTCAATTCATTTTGGAATCACAACGCCACCAGCCAAGACGAGCCAGAGTGGATATTTGAAAACGAGTTAGCGTTTTGCAGCACATGGGACAAGCTAACCAACGCCATGAATGATATTTTCCTTTTCATTCTTCTTAATGATGATGAAGATGCTTTCAAAAACGAGGAAGGCGGTGCGATGCCGTTTGCCAAGGAACTAGCCAAGGCCAAGATTGCAGAGATGGAAAAGAAAGATTCATCCATGCGTTACGGTCGCCAAGGCCACGTTTACACGATGGGCGAAGTTTACACCAACGAAGAAAAGTCATTTTCTTCTGGAACGTGTGACGTTTAAGCTTGACCTTTAACCCCAGAAAGTATAGAATCTAGTCATGTTGAAATTCAAAGATGCAAACGGCAAACTCAAGAAGATGGCAAAGAAGCTTGGCGTTAAGCTTAAAACCTTCACTCTCCCTGCGGGCTATACTTGCGGCGGTGCGAAGGATTGCCTCGCGTATGCCGACAGGAAAACGGGCAAAGTGAGAGACGGCAAAGAAACACAATTCCGTTGCTTCATGGCATCGCTCGAAGCCACGTTTCCAAGTCTCCGCGCTATGGTGTGGGAGAATTACGAGCAGTTGCAAGCGGCACTAAAAAACGGTGTTGATGCTTGCGCGGATTTGATTCACAACAGCTTGCCAAAGAAGTTTGACGTAATGCGCGTTCACGTTGGCGGCGATTACTTCAGCAAGGAGTATTTGCAAGCGTGGATTGAAGTTGCCAAGCGTAATCCCGACAAGGTGTTTTACTCTTACAGCAAGAGCTTGCATTTGTTCAAGCAATTTGCCTTACCCGAAAACCTTGTGTTGACTGCCTCCCGTGGTGGCAAGTACGATGATTTGATTGACCTCCACGCATGGAAAGAGGCGATTGTTGTATTCAGTGAAGAGGAAGCGGAAGAGCTTGACTTGGAAATTGACCACGACGATTCACACGCAGCGTTTGGCGCGGAGAATTTCGCGTTGCTCATTCACGGCACACAGCCAGCAGGGAGTGCGGCAAGCGAAGCCTTAAAAGTGATAAAGAAAAAGGCGAGGACTGCGTGATGGAGTTTCTCGTCCTTGTAGCTGTCGGGTTGTATTTCGGCGCGAAACTTAGTCGATAAAAAATGATATTTTTTGCTTGACAGCCGGCGGGACCGGTCCCGCTGAGACTGAGTCTCATTAAGATTGTGAATAACTTTTTTCAGATTTCCCCTTGACAAATGGGCAAACCTGTGTTATAGTATTTACATGATGAACGAGAAATTGAATCCACTTTTCGATTTAGACGGAACCCTTATCCGTGAGGAGCGCGGCTCTGACCGTCTATTTGACTTTCTGAAACCTCACGCCATTCTTAACCTCACAGAGGATGACCTTACTCCTCTCGGTGTTTTGGTTAGAGACTCTGGCAAAGAATTTGACATTCTTACCGCTCGCGGCCCAGAGAATGCACAGTTCATCCGCATAGCCCTTGAAGCTCTCGGATTCAACGTTGGCCGAATCGTCACCGTAGGCGTAGACGTTAACGAGCCAAAGGATTGGGCCAAGGTTAGCAGCAAACGAGTTGCAGCCAAGAAAATCAGAATTGCCAAATTCGTCCAAAGGAAATTGGTTGACAACGACCCTAGGAATCTGGTAGGATTAGGCGAGTTAGGAGAGCTAGTAGCTCAAGACCAAACGGAGTTTTAAGATGAGAATAAGGATTGAACCAAACGAACAAGCAAGCCAGCGAACTAAAAACCGTATCAAAGAACGCGGCCCGTGGTTTGTTATAGAACGTAAGCACGACAGCCGAACCCTTGGCCTTATCGGTAAAGGCGACACGGAAAGCTGGCTAGTCGCAGAAGTAGATTTTCCAGATGGTGACAGATGGACAGGCTGGCTGCCCGCTAATGAATTTAATGTTGTTGAAACTGAAGGATTTTGGTCTTGACATTTAACCAGAAAACCCATATACTATAAACAGATGATGAGAACACTATTGAACCTATTGGATGAGTTGTGCTGGCCTTTGATTATGCTTGTCGGCATATTCTTGGGAGTATTTCACATAATCCTTCCTTTAATTATTTGGCTTTAACAAAAAACAAACCTATGCAAACTAAAACTAAAAAAGATTGGACGCAAACTCTGTTTGTGGGGAACATCGCAACCGTAACATTTATTGTCGGCGTAATCGTCGGTCAATTTGTCAAAGTCATTATTATGTGATTTTGATAGGGGGTCTGAAAACCTACGCTTGAGCCTTTGAGGTCTGACCTGTAGCGAAACAGCGTGACGACTACGACCCCCACCCCCCTAGGGGTACCCCCCGGGGGGGTCTAAACTTTTTGCTTGACAGGCGGCGGGACCGGTCCCGCTTATTGCGACTCGGTCTCAGTAAAACTTTTTTTAATTATCTTATGGGTAGGACTGCGGATGTCCCACCCTCTGTGCTATACTGTACGCATGATGATTAAAGAACATAAGAAACCAACATACACCCTTTGGAACGGTGTGCAACTCATCGCCACCTACCCACACACACGTGAGGGCATGAACGCAGCCATGCTACGTGCATCAGAGCTAGGCATAGGGGCCAAGCTATACTCATCACGTGATGACCTAGTGTGGAGCGCACGCATGGCAGATGACATGATGGATTGTGAATAACTTTCTTAAAAAACCGCTTGACTTTTTAGCATAATTGAGGTATAGTATTAACATAATGAAGAACGAAATGACAGTAGAACAAGAAGCTCAAATCCTCCTCAACAACGAGGTGCGTGTGACATTCGCCAAAAGCCAGTTATTCGGCCAAACAGGTATCGTCGAGGCCATCATGGCAGACGGTCGCACGTTAGACATTAAGATGTCTGACGGCAAGAACGCCTTTCTTGATGTCACCTTTGTTGGTGAAATCCAAGAGCGTACACAGTACGCCAAGACTTCTCAAAGTCTCGGCCCAATCGCTAACAGTGTTGTAAAGTCTACCCTTTAAGATGATAACAAACAAACAACCCACCGTTGAGCTTCATGACGGTGAATTTATGACCATCGACGGAGTGCTGCACTCTATTATCAGCCACCATTCATTTGATGATTTTGGTGCTACGTTGGACACTTTCAAAGTGATTAACTACGCAGGATTGATTCGGGAGATTTATTCTTTTGATGAGTGCGAAACATTCACCTTTGACAACGGAGAATAGAATGGAAGTATTTATTATTTTTATTTTGATATGGTTTTTCGTGTGGTGTGCCATCGGCACCCTGACCCCCTAGGGGGTACCCCACCCCCCTTATTGAGACCCAGTCTCATCGGGACCGGTCCCGCTTATTGAGACTAAGTCTCATTCCAATTGTGAATAACTTTTTCATTTTAGGGGTTGACTTTTTGTCATTTTTGTGGCATACTATATGTATTGAGAGTGAGAGACACAAAGAAAGAAACAAAGATGAGAAACCTACCAACACTGCCTGAAGCCACTTGGGAAATTACTTTTGACAACGACAGCACGATGTTCATCGCTGGTCGTGATGAAGAACACGCTCGCCGTGTAGTGGAAAACAACAAAGGCTTCAGCCGCTGGCGTCGTACCGAGGATGAGCCTTGGCAGATTCGCACCATAAAAAAGATTGAAAGAGTTACTTGGTAGGACTACAGATGTCCCACCCTATGTGATATACTAGACGCAGTTAAATGATTATGAAAGAACAAAACACTATGAAAGCAAACAACCTAATCCTTGGAGCTATCTACATCAACGCAACCACAGGCGAGCCTTGCCGCTTGGTTAACATCGTATCGTGCCAAGGCGTTTGGCTTGAGTCTTACGATGGCCAAGGTTACGGTGAACTCGTTAGCTTTGACGATTGCCACTATGCAAGCGGTGATGAGGTGCAAGACTTCCTCGATGACCTCGCCGTGTACGAAGCAAACAAGAAAGCGGATTCCCATAAAGAACTACCCGCTCCTCCTGCTGTTATCCGCATTCCTAATTATGACAAGATGTGGAACGTCCAAGGTTATTACAACGACAACGAAGGCAACGACATTCGTTGCAGAGACTAACCCTCCAACATTAACACAACCTTTTTATATTATGACAAAGAAAGATTTTGAATTCCTCGCCTCCATCGTTCGCATGATACGCAACGAGGTACCTGTCGATATGATTGAAAGCAGTATTGAAAATTATTGCATTCAACAAAACTCGCGATTCGATGCGGACCGCTTTCGTGACGCTTGCAAGCCGCTGGTAGTGCGAGCGGTGTAGTAAGCACCCCAGTACTCCCCCCCATTTATGAAAAAATGAATGGGGGCGTTTTCTGAAAAACTGGGGGGTGGGGTCGAAATGAGTCTCCCCGAGGGTCGAAAAATCCCCCGGGCTATACCGATTTTAGGGGATGCGGGGGCGACTGATTGTTTTTCTTAACTTGTTCGTATTTTTTTCTAAGAACGTATTTAGCTATGTATTTTTGAAGTTCGGATTCACTAGGTGGATTTTTGATTACGTCTATGTTTTTCTCTATCATTTCTTTTAGGCCCCAATAGGCATTTCTTTGATATTCGATTTTTTTTCTATTTTTCGAATTAGATACGCTTTCGGAATGGACGTAATATAGATGAACGGGTGAAGTATTGTTAGTATGAGCTATAGGGGTTATGTTTTTGAATTGTTTTAGGTGATTCCACGCGATTAGATCTTCGTATCCGCAGTTATTGATTTCGTCTTCGGGAAAGAATCTGCCGTCTTCAGGAAGCAGGCTGTAATGAAACAGTGTCGCCCACGGTCCGAATTGCAAACTTTTAGCCGCCGATTTCGCCGTTCTGATTTTCTCCTTCTTCCACCCATAGCTCGAGTCTGCTGTTGGGCATAATAATCGCTGCCAGCCGCCAACTACATATTTAGAATTATATTTTTTTGCGGTTTCGAGCATCTTGGGCCGTTCCGGTAGCATTTGATCGTCGGCATCCATCATTAAAATCGCCGGATATTCGTCTTTATGCCTGTGACATTCTTTAATTAATTTATTTTTCGCTTGACCAACAGTGTTGGCCTTATTAAAATTAAAAAAATGTACTTTCTGGGCGGTAGATTTAGGAATATATTCTATAATTTCTAAAAGGCTTCCGTCGGTACTATGATCATTACCAATAAGAAGGATCCATTTGTGTCCCTTTAATGAATTTTCGAGGCTGTCGAGACACATTTTGAGATGCTTCTCAGCATTATATACTGATAATAACACTTGTATGCCATCTGCCGTCCACATTTTCGTTTTTAGTTGATTTCTTTAAAGAAAAAGTATATTATATAGTACATGAAATCCTTTATATTTGCAACATCTTACATAGATTCGAGCGAAGCATATGAAAAAAGATATTTAAAATGGATTAACTACTATAAGGGATTGCCTTTTACCGAAGATAAACCGCTTTTTTTGATGGACGATGGATCACCCGAAGAATTTATCTCCGATTTCCCCGGAAAGTTAATCAAAGAAGATGAAATTGATGATAACTATAAAGTTCCTCAAGGTAAAGACTGGCTAGAAGACGTTAACATGTTTCATTTTAATGAGCGAATCGGTATAGAACCAAGAGAAAATAATCCTCATCTTGGAGGGAGCACTTTAGGTTGGTATAGAAGCTTTTTTAATTCTGTTAAAATCGCTCTAAAGTTCAAATTTGACAAAATTATCCATATCGAATCCGACGCTTATTTGATTTCTAAAAAAGTTTGTGATTTTATTGACCATTTAGACTCAGGATGGACTACATTATACTGCCCTAAATATACTTTTCCTGAAACTTCGATACAAATCATATGTAAAGACAATTTTGATAAACTAGAAATCTTAAGGAAGGCCGATATAAATGAATTTAAAGAGATGCAAGCTGAATGGGCGCTACCAATTACGCAATTTACAAAATCTTTCGTGGGAGATAGGTATGGAGAATCTACAGAATTACAATTACCTTCAATAGATTATTATTGTCAGTGCAATTTAAATACAAATTTAAAATATAAAGGCTAATGAAAGGGATTATTTTAACTGGAGGGCACGGTTCAAGACTATACCCCTCTACTTTGGCTATTAACAAACAGCTTTTGCCTGTTTATGATAAGCCGATGATCTATTACCCTCTAACAACGCTAATAGAAAACGGGGTAATTGACATTTGTATTATTACTAATCCCGATTCTACATCAAATTTTAAAAAATTATTGGGAGATGGATCTCAGTGGGGTATTAAAATCACATATAAAGTACAAAAAAAACCAAATGGTATACCTGAAGCCTTTGTTATCGCTAAAAGTTTCTTGAATAGAGATGATGGAGTAGCGTTAATACTAGGTGATAACATTTATTATGGTGCTAATGACATTTTAACTGACGCTTTTCTTAATTTTGGGTCAGGAGCAACCGTTTTTGGTTATAAGGTGGAAGATCCCGAAAGGTATGGCGTTGTAGAAATGAGCGGTAATAAGGTTTTGTCCATCGAAGAGAAGCCTAAGAAGCCCAAAAGTAACTACGCAATTCCGGGGCTCTATCTTTTTGACTATGACGTAATCGAAATAGCAGAAAAACTAAAGCCCTCTAAACGTGGCGAGCTTGAGATTACAGACGTTATTAAAGCTTATCTTCGTAATGACACCTTAAGCGTATTTAAACTGCCCAGAGGAACGGCATGGCTCGATGCGGGTACTTCTAGTAGCTTGTATGATAGCTCTGCGTACGTTCAAGCGATAGAAAAACGTCAAGGAGTAAAAGTGGGTTGCCCGGAAGAAGCAACATTCAATCAAGGCAACATCAACAAAACAGAATTAAGAAAACTAATTAAAAATATTCCTAGTTGTGAATATAAGAATTACTTATTAAATATATTAAAAAATGAATAAAAAGCATGATCAGTGGTTCTATCACAAGCCGCCTAGGAGCCTAACGGACGAAGAAAGGGAAAAGTGGATAGAAGAAGCAGAGTGGGAGCGTCAAGAATACGAGCGGCGCATGGAAGAAGGAATGTATCCATACCAAGAACTACCTCGAAAAAAGGTTTCTGGCTGGAAACTTATACAAAAACTATTTAAAGGAAAATAAAATGATATTCTTAATTGGAGGAACGGGTTATATCGGCAGCCAATTCGCTGCGGATTTGGAAAATAGAGGGATAGAATACATGAATCTATCTAGAGCAGAGTATGACTACTATAGTTATGATCTTTTATATAAACTATTGGAGGAATATAAGCCAGATTTTGTTATAAATTGTGCTGGATATACAGGAAAGCCAAATGTAGACGCATGTGAACTCTTTCAGGAAGAAACTTATCGAGGAAATGTGGTTTTACCAGCGATAATTGGTAAAGCTTGTGACATGAGAGGTATTCCTTGGGGGCACGTGTCCTCTGGATGCATTTATAATGGATACGAAAAGGACTATACTGAAGAAGATGAGCCTAATTTCTGCTTTGAAAAGCCTCCTTGTAGTCATTATAGTGGAACTAAGACACTTGGAGAGCAAAGAGTAAAGGAAATCGGCGGTAAATACTATATTTGGCGTTTAAGAATAGCTTTTGATGAAAATGATAACCCTAGAAATTATCTTACTAAGTTATTAAATTACGATAGACTACTAGACGCAAAGAATTCGATATCACATCGTGCTGATTTTGCTAAATATTGTAATGATTTGTGGATAAACGAATGCGACTACGGCATTTACAACGTAGTTAACACTAATGCTGTATCTACTAAACAAGTTACAGATAGAATGAATAAATATCTTAAACTTAATAAAGAGTTTCAATTCTTTGAAGATGAGGAACAAATGTACAGACTAGCAGCATCAACGCCTAGATCTAACTGCGTGTTGGATAACACCAAATTAAGAAAACAACTAGGTAAACACAACATTAAAGTAAGAACTACTCTTAAAGCGATTGAACACGCATTAAAAAACTGGACAGGAGAAACGGGTGAAGAAGATAGCGGTATTGACCAGTCATTTTGGAAGTAATGCGGATTCTTTCCCCTCAGTCGTTAATCAATACGATGACGTGGATTATTACGCATTCGTTGACCGAGACTATGAGGGCGCAGATGGATGGCGGCTAATTAATTCTACTTCATTCTCTTTGGATGAAGAATTTGCTAATAGAAGAAATGCTAAAATATATAAAGTAGCCCCCAGCCTCTTTTTGCCAGAGTATGATTATTATGTATGGCATGATGCTATTAATTGCCTTAACGTTCATCCCAAAGAAATTATTGAAGAATATATGGGAGAATCAGATATGGCCATATTCGCTCACCCCCACAGGAATTGTATATACCAAGAAGCTCAAGTATTAGCTTATTATAATTTAGATCATATAGACCTTTTAAAGAATCAGATAAATGCCTATTCTGCCGCAGGCTACCCAAAGAATTATGGTTTATATGAATTACCTTGTTTTGTTTTAAAGAACAACGCAACCACTCGCAAGATGAGTCTTATGTGGTGGGAGCAGATCTGCCAGTTCAGTTCCAGAGACCAGATTAGTTTTCCTTTTGTCTTAGGACAAATGAAAGAGGAATTAAATATTTCCATTTTGCCCGGTTACGTTCACCACTCAGATGGAAATAAACTTTTCCTTTTCTTGGATAAACACGGGAAACCAACTGATTTTGATAATAGAGATATAAATCTCTTCAAAAGGCAAATACAAAATGTGTAGTATATACTCGTCAAACATTCCTCAAGAAGAATATGAGGCGGTTAATAAGACTCTAAAACCTAGAGGTCCGGATCACACCGCTATAATTGAATCGAATGGATATACTTTTATTCATAACTTATTGAGCATAACCGGAGAGTATACTACCCAACCCTTTATTGAAGATGATATTGTGTGTCTATATAATGGAGAAATTTACAATTTTAAAGAATTTGGAGATTATAAAAGTGATGGCTTGTGTCTTATAGATTTATACAAGGAATATGGTGAACAATTCGTACGTAAATTAGACGGTGAATTCGCAATTCAAATATTTGACTTTAAAAATAACAAAATCCTAATATCCTCCGACATTTTTAGAACTAAACCCCTATTCTACTCCATAGACGAAGATAAGTTCGGGTGCAGTACGTTTAAAGAACCTTTAGAGATATCTGGACACAAAAATATCAAAAAGTTTCCCGCCAATACTACAAAGATATTCGATCTAAAAAATTTGCAATTAATATCCACGTATCCCGTTTACGTTTTTAACCTAGATCAGTACAAAAATGATTTTGATGATTGGAATATTGCATTTGAAAACTCTATAAGCAAAAGGGTATCAAATACTAACTGTGAGGTATTCATGGGGCTCAGTAGCGGGTATGACAGTGGTGCGATATGTAACGAGCTCATACGGCAATCTGTACCCTTTAAAGCCTATTCTGTGATGGGCTCTGAAGACGATAAAGTTATGGCCGAAAGATTCAACGCTATTGACTCTGTAAGTTTCGGTTCATATCAAACTCTCGAAAAGACTACTGACAATTTAGTAAGAAATTATGAGCATAACCTCGAGATGAACATATAGTATATACAAAATAGTCAGTATACTTTTTAATATGCTCATCTCGAGGTTATACTGATTATATAAAGTTAATAGATGACGCTGGTTCTTCTTGGCTATCCTTAGTATGTGAAGAAGCTAAAAAAGAAAATAGGAAGATATACCTTTCTGGCATGGGAGCAGATGAAATCTTCTCGGATTATGGACATAAGGGGAAAATTAAATTTAGACATAGTAATTTTGGAGGATTATTCCCCAAAGACTTGACTACTATATTTCCATGGAATAGCTTTTATGGTAGCACTATGGAATCTTATTTAGCTAAAGAGGAATACGTCGCTGGATCACATGGCCTAGAGGGTCGTTATCCATATTTAGACAAGTATGTCGTGCAGGAGTTTCTCAACTTATCCGAAGATATTAAAAACTATGCTTACAAAAACGTTTTAGATAATTATTTATCAAAGCATAATTTTTCTTACGAAATCGGTAAAAAAAGGGGTTTTTAGGAGTGTAATAAATATTATGGTCGAATTAGATACTCGAACAGACTTTTTAAAGTATATGTCTTCGGTTATACCGAGAGACAGCGTATGCGTTGAAGTGGGAGTGCTTGACGGAGAATTTTCAGCAGAAATTTTAGAGCACATTAAACCTAAAAAGCTTTATTTAATTGACCCTTGGAAAACTGGTTCTGATAAAAATGGCAAACAAAGAAGATATTATGGCCCAAACGCCAACATAAAGACTGCTTACAGTAATCAGCGGAGACTCGATCTTGTTAAAAACAGATTCTCGGAAGAAATATCCAAAGGTCAAGTGGAGTTAAAGAGGGGCTTTTCTTATGAAGTAATAGATGAATTTCCAGATAATTATTTTGATTTTGTTTATATTGACGCTTGTCATTTATATGATTGTGTGAAAGCTGATCTTAATATGTTTTATCCAAAATTAATCAGTAGCGGGTCTTTTATGTGTGGTCATGATTATGCTGATCAAGAAAAAAATAGAACATACGTAAGGTCTAACTTTGGCGTTGTTCAAGCAGTAGACGAGTTCGTTTCTCAACATAGTTTAAAATGGGAAGCAAAAATGACTGGAGAACCTTTTCAAGATTGGGCTTTAAGAAGATGAATTTATTAATTACAGGTGGAGCAGGTTTTATAGGAAGCAACTTTCTTAAATATATAAAAAAGAGAAGGTGCGGTTCTAAATTGATGGTAGTTATGGATAGCTTAACTTACGCTGGTAATTATAATAATATTGCTGACGAAGTATATGACCACCCAAGAATAAAATTTGCCAACGTGGATATAAGAGACTCTAGGTATGTTAACTCCACTTTTGAAAAATATGGAATTACTCATGTTATTCATTTTGCTGCAGAGTCGCACGTAGATAATTCTATAGTTGGTCCCGCCACTTTTGTCGAAACTAATGTGCTCGGTACGCTCAACCTTTTAGAAGCAGCAAAAAAATATGAAATAGAAAGGTTTCATCATATTTCTACGGACGAAGTATTTGGCCATCTAGGAGATAAGGGTCAGTTTTCAGAAGACACTCCATATGCCCCTAGGAACCCATATTCCGCTTCTAAGGCCGGTTCTGATCATTTGGTTCGTGCATATTACCATACTTATGGTTTACCCATTACTATATCAAATTGTTCTAATAACTATGGTCCATATCAAAATGACGAAAAATTTGTTCCAAAGATCATTAATTCCATTTTGAAAAGAAAAAAGATTCCTGTATATGGCAAAGGTAAGAATGTGCGTGACTGGATTCATGTTGATGATCACTGTAATGCATTACTTACTATACTTAAGAAAGGTAAAATCGGAGAAACATATAATATTGGCGCTAATTGCGAAAAGAAGAATCTGGAAGTTGTATATGCCATTACCGATCTATTAAAAGTAGAGCCCGATGACTGCGTGGAGTTCGTATGCGATAGATTAGGGCATGATTTTAGATACGCTATCGATTCAAGCAAAATTAGGAAAGAGTTAAAGTGGAAACCCAAAATTTCATTCGAAAAGGGTATAGCCAAGACAGTTTCGCACTATAAAAGTAAATATGATTCCGAATTTCGTGATTTATAGTGTGTAATTAATATTACATGCCTGCTAAGAAAACTAATTCTGACGGTAAGGTTAAGATACGCGGCGATCGAAAGTTAGCTGAGGATCTAAACGAAAAAGAAAACAAATTTGTTCCTGATAACCCCATCAAGAGACAAATTAAAATCAATCAGCTGCCTTGGACTGATAGACAAAAAGAATTTTTTAGGGTTGCATTAGATTACAACACTAAAATAATGTTTGTTAATGGGCCGGCAGGCACATCCAAGACCTTATTATCGGTCTATTGTGGATTACAGCTTTTAAACATGAAAGCTATTTCAGATATTATGTATTTGAGGTCTGCAGTAGAAAGCTCTGAATCTAAACTGGGTTTTCTCCCGGGATCAGCGGACGATAAATTAAAATTTTACAACTTACCTTTTTTAGATAAGTTAGACGAGTTACTAATAACTACTAAGCCCGAAAAGCTTATAGAGGAAAATAGAGTTTCTATGTTTCCAGTGAATTTCGCAAGAGGAATGAACTGGAAAGGTAAATGCATCATCTTAGATGAAGCACAAAACTCTACTTTAAAGGAGATTACAACTGTTCTTACTAGAATGGGTGAGGGTAGCCGATGTTTTGTGTTGGCCGACCCTATGCAAACTGACTTAAGGGCCGATTATCAACAAGGAGCCTTTGAAAAATTGGGAAAAATATTTTCCGATGAAGAAAGTATGAATATGGGTATTTATAATTTTAACTTTACTGAAGAAGACATTATGCGATCGGAATTAGTTAAGTTTATCGTTCAAAAGATCAATAAGGAGGAAGAGTCATGAGCGCAAGATCAAAAAAAGAAATAGAATTAGATTTAAAAATAAAACAAGCAGAGCTAGATCAAAAGCTAGCTGAAATCGAAAAGACTAAAGCTGAAACTGAAAAAGTACAAAGCGAATCGGGAAAAGCGTATCTTGAATACGAAAAAGCTTTAGGATCTAGAAACAAGGACGGCTATACAGACGAAGAAAATTGTTTATATAGATTTTCTAAAGATGTATCACATCATTCAGTGCAAGCATGTATGAGTAAGCTCACTGAATGGCATAGGGCCGATCCAAAATGCGAAATAGAAATTGTATTTTCTTCTCCCGGAGGAAGTATTATTGATGGATTTGAATTATTTGATTTCATACAAGAACTTAGACAGAAAGGTCATAAAGTGACAACTGGGTCACTGGGTATGGCGGCCTCTATGGCGGGCATTTTACTACAAGCCGGGGACGTTAGGTGGATAGGCCACCAAGCATGGCTAATGATTCACCGAGCAGCGTTTGGAGCTATTGGTAAAACATATGAAGTAGAAGACGAAGTTAGATTGGTCAAAAGAATTGAAGAAAGAATCCTCGATATCTTTACTTCTCGTTCGGAATTGAGTAAAATTAAAATACAGAGAAACTGGGATCGTAAGGACTGGTGGATCGACGCGGATGAAGCGGTTAAGCTCGGTTTAGTAGACGAAGTGAGAGCTATGATGCCCGAGCATCAAAATAATAAAAAACCTGCGGCGGAAAAAGCTGCGCCCAAAAAGAAAGTGAAAAAAAATGTACGGAAGACTAAAAGATCCTGAAAAATATGGAGTATGGACTAGAGCTATTAAAGCTTGGCTAAAAAAAACTTGGAATAAGATTAGACACTGGTGCTGTAAAGTGGGACTTTGTAACTTAGACAAATGCTCGTGCAAATGTCACAAACCTGAATAATGAGAGTAAGTAGTCAACATAAGTTTATTTTTTTAAGTAATCCCAAATGCGGATCATCAAGTATAGATCTTGCTTTAGAGGATTATTCTACATTCGGGCACGAACACTGTCGCCCGGATGATGATTATGCGCCACCCGAAAACGGGTTTGACGATAGAGCGATAAGGCATATTAACGCCCACCAATTAAAGATCTATTTTGATCAGATGAAAGATACGGATGATAGTGATTTTGATTGGGAGTGGGATAACTATTATAAATTCACCACAATAAGAAATCCTTGGGAAAAGATGGTATCTTATTACTTTTTTTCTAGGCCGGATAAGGATAATAATTTCTTTTTACAAAAAGGTAAGTGGGATGGAGACTCCATGTTTCATAACGGTTTTAATTCATGGCTAAAATGGGTCGTTTCTAAACACGGTCTCCCTTCTTACGAATACTTTTGTCTGAATCACGATACACAAGAAGAAATGGTCGACGATGTGTTTGATATCTCTGAAATAAATGGAGAAATGCTAAATAAATTAAAAGAGCTAGGGCTAGATATAGAAGATATACCCAAACGTCAACCCGCAAATCTACAAGACAGCGCTTCGAGTGTAACGGATAATTATTTTTCTTTATATAATAGTGAGACAAGGGGAATCATAGAAACGATCTATGCTTCAGATATAGAAAAGTTTAATTATCAGTTCGATCAGTAAGATATCTCTCTATTAATTTCTTTAATTTATGCGCTTCAGAATTAACTCTTATTGAATAAGCGGCTATTTCATCGTCCTCATCCTTACAGTAATACAGTGACAATTTCATAATTTGTTCGGTCATCTCTAGAGCTTCTTTTTTGGCTGACTTGTCCATATCTATTTTAGATACGTGGATTAAAAAAGTATAAAATATTTCAAATATGTGGTATAATAAATAGATATGCTAAAAATATATTGTCAAAAATGCGGTGGCCTAAATGCTTACGTTTCGGAAAAGCCTAAGTTTTGCCAGAAATGCGGTAATAACTTTGCGTCTATAGGCGCGCCTAAAAAGCTAGAAAGTCAAGCTAGAGCTCTGGTTGAAGAAAGTGACGATATGGAAATTTTTAACATCCCCGATATTGACGGTTTGTTAGTGGACATCGAAATTGCTGGTCCCAGTAGTAGCAAAGTCGGCGACATAGCGGGTACGAATGAAGAGGGATTAAAGTTAGACAGGGGACAATTAACCCCAGAGCAAAAAGCTCTAGACCCAATTGAAGAATTAAAAAGAGAAGGTAGTTCTCTACGACAAAAATGAACAAAAAGAAGCCTAGTAAAAAAACTAGCGCGAGCACCAGAAAAAAGGAATTAAGGTTTGAGGATTGTTACGACATAATTAACGAGGAAATAGCAAAAAGGAGAGGAAAATGGAATTTATCAGTCATATCATGGATGGATTTTGAAGATGTATCACAAATATTAAGAATACATATATATAAAAAGTGGCATCTTTACGATCAGTCTAAAAATTTAAAACCATGGATCAGGACGATAATAGGGAATCAAATTAAGAATTTAATTAGAAATAATTATACTAATTTTGTTAAGCCCTGCGTTAAGTGTGCCGCCGCCGTTGAAGAAACTGGATGCAACCTTTATGGTAAGCAATCCAGCGATTGTCCATTATACAAAAACTGGGAAAAAAATAAAAAAAGCGGTTATCAAGCTAAAATGCCTCTATCTCTTGAAAATCACCCACAAGAAGTTTATTGTTTACCTAGTAGTAATGAATTTAATTTAGAAATATCGATAAAAAATTTAAGCAAAAAAATGAAAGAGGTTTTAAAGCCTCATGAATGGAAAATTTATTGTTATTTATATGTAGATAATTTATCTGATCTAGAAGTTGCCAAAAAGATGGGTTACAAAACTTCAGAAAAAAATAGATCGCCGGGGTATAAACAAATTAAAAATGTTAAAAAGAAGATTATCTCAAAAGCGAAAGAATGCATAGAGAATGATGAGATAGATATATTTTAATTATGGCTAAAATAAATCTTACAGAAGAACAAGAGCAAGCAGTTCTAAATGAATGGAATAGTAGGCCCGAAAACCCGCCTTCGCTTTTAGAGCTAATACAAGCGGCATATCCGGGCACAGAACTAGACGGAAGAAGTAAAGAAGGCAAAGCGGTAAAAACTTTTCTCGCTGGTCATAACATTCAAGCTTTAGCCGCACATCAATATCAACCAAAGAAAATAGAACTATCAGAAGAACACAAAGAGTTCGTAAGAAACAATTTTTCCACCATGTCCGCCGTTGAAATTGCTAGAGTATTATTTGCGGATAGAAACCTCACTAATCTTAATCAAGAATCAAGAGCGGTCGATGAATATATTAAAACTTTAAATCCAGCCATAGCTTACGATGCGCCCACTCAAATACCCGAGTCAACGTATAAACCTCCTAAAACTCAACCTGTAATCATTAATAAGGTAAATAAATTTGTACATGAAGGAATAGATAAAAATAAAATTTTGCCCTCACAGAAAAAAGGTTTACAGTCTTTAATAGGGTATCTACATACCTATAGATTTCTTCATCAGATAAATAATTACGAAGGCCAAACTGACCGTGAGCTTTTTGAAAGTAGTTTTATTCGCTATACTTACGATAAACATGATCTAACGCAAGAAGAAGTGGACCAATATATCGTATTATCTACAGAAGTGGTAATTGCATCTAACATTCAGAGAAGAGTCGAACGTTTACAGCAGCATCTTGATAACTCGACGGAGGATACAGAAGGTAGACGAATTGCTATGGCATTAGTTGAAGCAATTAATACTGCTCAAACTGAATACAATCAGTGTGTTAATCGCCAACAAAAGTTATTAGAAAGCTTGAAGGAGAAAAGAAGCGATCGCCTTAAAAAACAAATAGGAGAAACCGCAAGTATTTTAAACTTAGTAGAGATGTGGAAAGAAGAAAAAACGAGAGAAAAAATGATTAAGATGGCGGAGTTAAGAAAGCAGACTGTTAAAGATGAGATAGAAAACATTTCTACCATGGACGAAATGAAAGCTAAAATAATGGGTATATCAGAGGAGGAAATCTTAGATGGCTAAATGTCAAATATGCAAAGAAGAATTCGATGACGATAAAAGTTTACACAGGCATTTGAGGACTCATAAAATGCTACTGGTAGATTACTATCATAAATACTACCCGCGGTATGATTTATATACTGGTAACTTGTTAAAATTTAAAAATAAAGAATCTTATTTTGAAAATGATTTCGATAATAAAATACATTTAAAAAGGTGGTTGAAAGATCAATCGGATGACGTCGCAAGAAAATACTGCGTAAGACTCTTGTCTAAAAGAAAGAAAAAATTAGATTTAAAATATACACCTAGCGAAATCGAATTAAGAAGCTCTATGATGCCTCCCACGGCGTACCTTAATAAGATTTTCGATGAAGGGTATTATTCCTTTTGTAAAAGTCAGTTAGATCTAATAAGTAAATTTAAATCTATGCCCGAAACGCTTGACGTTCCTTATGATTTATCTGAAAGTAGTTTTAATGTAGCAGAATTTACCATTTATGTAGATACGCGAGAACAGAGGCCGCTAAGATTCAGTTCTCCAATTGAAGTTAAAACTTTAAGCTTCGGAGACTATGCCTGTAGTGACTCTAAGCTTAGTTCAAATATATATATAGAAAGAAAATCTTTAACAGATTTTATAGGAACCATGAGCGGCGGATTAGAAAGGTTTAAAAAAGAAATAGAAAGGTCTAGAGAGGAAGGGTGTAAGTTAGTTATATTGATTGAAGAGGGAATAAACAACGCTTTATCTTTTAAGCACTTACCGTACGTATCTAAAAAAATAAAAGCTACTCCAGAATTTATCTTTCATAACGTTAGAGGATTATGCCAAGATTATGATAATATACAATTTTTATTCGTGAAGGGAAGGAAGGAAGCTACTAGAGTCATAGAAAAACTTTTCACTTATGGTTCAAAATATTCACAATATGATTTACAGCTAGCTTATGATAGTAAGGAATTATAAATGTGGTATTGTCCGGATAAATATAATAAAGATATCCCCAACGTTAATCAAGAGTTATTAAAACTTGAGGGCGATCTCGATACTAAGGAGGCAAAAGTTTCTTTAGCTAAATTTTTGCGCGCTAATTTAGGTTTCACAACAGAGTTAATTTCAGGAATTAAACTTGCGCCTTTTCAGGAGATTACGCTTAAGGGAATGATGAATCGTAATTTCTCTATGTGCGTGTGGGGGCGTGGTTGCGGTAAGACTTTCATAGCGTCCGTTTTTTGCTTCTTGCAGTGTATTTTTGAGCCCGGAACTAAGATATTAATCGCGGGCCCCACCTTCCGTACTGCTCGTTTTATTTTTGAAAATTTAGAAAAAATAGTTGATTCAAAAGGGGCGGATCTTTTAATGCAGTGCTTCGGGGCAAAGTCCAAGCGTAACGATCAATTCAAATGGGATATTAATGGAGGCACCATTACAGCCATTCCTCTTTCTGGAGAAAAAATTCGTGGTTTCCGTGCGAACGTATTGGTGCTTGATGAATATTTATTACTTCCAGAAGATCTTATTAAAACTGTTCTCATGCCTTTCTTGGTTGCCCCTCAAGATATGAAAGAGAGGATAGAGATAAGGGAAATAGAAGACAAGCTTATAAGAGAGGGAGCGATGAAGGAGTCGGATAGAATGGTTTTTGAAAACGATTCAAAAATGATAGCTTTATCTTCTGCTTCTTATACTTTTGAAAATTTATACAAACAGTACAAAGAGTGGACAGATAATATCTATAGCCCGAACAGTGGAGACGCAGACTATTTTATTTCACAAATGGGCTATGAAGCTTTGCCGGAGCACATGATTGATACTACCATTATTGAGGAAGCTCAAAATGGGGGACAAAGTCATTCCAGCTTTCTGCGAGAATATTGTGCGCAATTCACAGATGGAAGTGACAGTTATTTTAGTGCTAAAAAAATGTACGAATGTACTATCCCTGATGGTGAATCACCTACAACAAAGATAGTAGGCGATAGAGGCGCAAAGTATATTTTAGCTATTGACCCTAGCTTTTCTAACAGTCCCACTTCTGACTTTTTCGCTATGTCTATATTGGAATTAAATGACGAAACCAAACAAGGAACGCTTGTCCACAACTATGCGGTAGCAGGCGGAGATTTGAAAGATCATATAGAATATATGTATCACGTTGTTAAAAACTTTGATTTAGAAATGATCGTAATTGATAACGCGGGATATCAATTTATAGATAGCTGTAATGAGCATGCCCTTTTTAAAAGGGACAAAATTGAATTAAAGTTTTTTGATTTTAAGAGTGATGCAGATGGAATGGATTACGAAAAAGAACTGGGAAGGGTAAGAAGAAAATATAACAAAGAAAATCAAGTTATTTGCTTTAAGCAGGTATTTACCTCTGAATTTATAAGAAAAGCCAACGAACACTTACAGGCTTGTATAGATCATAAAAAGATATGGTTTGCCTCCAAGACCGTAGCTAATCCCGCGTCTTTCAATACCTATTCTTGCAAGAAAGTAACCCTAAAACACGTCAAAGAAAAAAGCATGGTAGAATTTATAGAAACGCAAGACTCGTTGATATATCAGACCAAAAAACAGTGCACGCTAGTTGAGGTCAAAACGACCGCAAGAGGAACACAGACGTTTGACCTTCCCTTACATTTAAAACGCTCCACAAGCGCAAATAGAGCCCGTAAAGACAATTACACGACCCTTATGTTATCTAACTGGGGAGTTAAATGTTATTATGATCTTATGTCTAAACCTTTAGATGATAACACTGGCACTTTTGTTCCAAGGATGATATAATTAGTGTAATAAACTAGAAAGATGAAAAAAGCGCAAACAAGGTCAAAACAGGTCAATCGAGCAAAAGAAGAAATCGAAGCTTCTGCAAAGCCGTTAATGACAGAAACTAGTACGGCTTCCGCCGTAGCTAGACCTACCAGAAGTAGAAGGAATAAAGCGGGACATATAGAACGGACAGATAGATTTAGCAATATTGAAAGCGGTTTGGTCCCGTTTAATTATAGCACTACAGGATATGGTGGAAAAACTTCTAATATAGACATTAGAGATACGGTTATGCTGTGTCAAAAAGCTTATTATAATTTCGCTGTATTTAGAAATGCTATTGATTTAATGACCGAGTTCTCAATTAGTAAGTTATTTATGCGAGGAGGCAGTAAAAAGTCCCAAGTATTTTTTCAAGCTTTTTTCGATAAAATTGACGTTTTATCTCTTATGGATAGATTCTTTAGGGAATACTATCGCAGTGGAAACGTCTTTATTTATAGATACGATGGAACTATAAATAAAAAAGATGTAAATAAAATGAGTCAAACCTTTGGTATATCTAAGGCTAATACTAAATACTCTATCCCCCTTAGATATTCGATTTTAAATCCTGCTGATATACAAGTGGGAGGAAATATTTCTTTTGCCAACAGTCAATACTATAAATTAGTAAATGGATACGAACTGGAAAGACTTAGGAACCCGAGAACTCCAGAAGATAAAGACGTCCACGATAGCTTACCACAAGAAATTCAAGATCAAATTAAAAACAAAAGTGCTAATATAACATTACCCCTTGAACAAGAGAAAATTAATGCGGTTTTCTATAAGAAGCAGGATTATGAACCATTTGCTGTACCCATGGGATATCCAGTTTTAGATGATATCAATTGGAAAGCGGAAATGAAGAAAATGGACATGGCTGTAGCTAGAACTATGCAGCAAACTATTCTGCTGGTAACTATGGGTACTGAACCTGAGAAGGGCGGAGTAAATCAAAAAAATCTGGCCGCCATGCAGGATCTATTTACTAATCAATCTGTGGGGAGAGTATTAATCGCGGACTATACAACGAAAGCTCAATTTGTTATTCCTGAAGTAGCAAGCATTTTGGACGCGAAAAAGTATGAGGTAGTTAATAAAGATATTGAACTAGGCTTGGGCTCAATCATTACTGGCGGTGGCGAAAAATTCGCAAATCAATCCGTGAAAGTAGAAATGTTTATGGCTAAACTAAAACAGGCTAGAGAAGCGTTTCTTAGTCAATTTTTACTACCCGAAATTAAAAGGGTGGCAAAGTCTTTGGGCTTTAAAAATTATCCAACCCCTTATTTTCATAAGCTATCTTTAAGAAACGATGACGTTATGTCTCGTATATACGCTAGACTAATTGAAATGGGAATCTTAACACCCGAAGAGGGAATGCAGGCTTTAGACACAGGTAGGCTACCCACTAACGAGGAATCGGTTGAATCTCAAGAGGAGCTATTAAAATTAAAAGAAAAGGGTTTTTACGAACCTATGGTCGGCGGACCGCAAACTCAAATGGAGTTGGCAGATAAGCAGGCAGACGTTCAAATTGAAATGCAAGATAAAAGCCTTAAGACTCAGGAAAAAATTAATACAGAGAAAGTAAAGCAGGCTGAGAAATCCGCGAAACAAGGCGGAGCCGTTCCACCGAAAAAGCCCAGCGAACAAGCGGGTAGACCTTCGGGCACTAGCTCTCCCCAAACAACCAAGAAGGTGTCTCCAATAGGAGCGAATGAAGAAGCGTTCTCCATGCTTAAGGTTAAAGATAACTTTATTATGGCAGATAAACTATATAAGCGGGTTGTGAGTTCGATTAAGCGTAAACATAAAATTAAAGAGCTAAATAATGACCAAGAAGGTATCGCTTTTGAAATAGCAAAACAAATCGTAGCTAATGAAGACCCCGCTGATTGGAATAAAAAAGTAAAAAATTATTTAAAAAATCCTATCGATACTAATCCAGAAAGAATAGCTAAAATACAAAAGATATCTTACGAACATCAAGTCGATGATTATTTAGCCAGTATATTATATATTAGTAAAGTATGATATTATGCCAAGAAATAGAATCATACATAATGTCCAAGAAATTTTCGCGGGCTCCGCGGAGAATGAAGTCGATGATATAGTAACGGGTATTGCTGGCTATCAAATTTTAAAAAGGGTAAACCACGTCCAGTCTTTTAATTACAAGATGGAGCTTAAACACGAAAAAGCTTCTGTTCTTGGAAAGTCTGCTCCAATTGCTGACGACATCTCTAATCCACCGTCTATTTCTTTAGATTTTAGTTATTATTTAAATGGAGTTAATAACGAAAAAAGATTAGGTCTCACTTCGGCGAACAGTTCTGCTAATACAGATCTTTGGTCTAAAAGTATGGCGTATGAGATGGTCGACAGCTTAAGGGATAAAGATAAAAGAAATATATATTTAGTCATAAACAATAATAACCAAGACCTTAGAGAACCAGCAGAAAGTTATTATCCAAGAGTTGATATGATGGGTGATGAATGGCAATATACATCAGCTAAGGATTTCATAGACCCAAACAGTACTGGCTATGGCGTTGTTGTCTTTCAAAATTGTTATTTAGATTCTTATAGATTTGTTCTCGAACAGGGTAGTATGCCCCTTGTTAATGTTTCCTACGCTGCTGATAACGTAATCGCTTACGCTTCTGGCAGCGGAATTAATATTCCTTATTTAGATTCAAAAAAGGGAGAGGTAACGGATACTGTTGCTACTGTTTATACTTCAGATTTTAATGCTGGGCTAGACGGTTGGACGGCTGCCAGTACCAGTCATTTTGAATATCATGAAGGCGGTGGACCCGGCTCACCCGCAGGATCGGGATCAATTCATTTTCGGGCTGACACGGGGACTAGTTCGCACTACATGCAACGAAATATATTTACCGTTGGTAAAAAATATAGAGTAACCGGAGATATTTATATAAACAGCACTAATCCTATTCTAAAATCTGTGCGTATTCACGATGGATATGGCGTCACGCTTGATAATATAACTGATCACGATGAATGGGTTCCGTTCGAAGTAGAGTTTACTGCCGTTTCTGAACTTCTAGTTTTTTATGGAATGAACTCGACATCGGATTATAACTGGGCGAGTGCAGGAACCTCTCCTTATGATGACTTCTACATCGCAGATATTGTAGTAACAGAAATCAAAGAGTTCATTATCCCGAAACAATTTAAAGAAGCTGGAGGGTATGGTTATCCGGATGTAGGAGAGGGGTGTGGGCTAGAACTTTTATCGTCTAAAAATGTTGAGTTTACTTTGTCTCCGCATAACGAAGAGGGCATGTCTTTTCATAAAGATTTGGTGCAGTCTTGTGAAATTAGTTTTCAAATTGATAGAAAGGACGTTTCTACTTTTGGTAATAAATTATATTCTGATAGGGTACCTAATACACCTATAGAAGTAGCGATGTCAGTAGACTTAATTGTAAAGGAAAATGTGACCGGATCCTTTTTAAGTAATCGTGATAAGGATGCTCTTTATGATGCGACTCTAGACATTAAAAATTTATCGGGTGTTATAGGAGCGAGATATAAAATAACGAATGCCAAACTGGACGCGGTTAGTAATGAGTCTAGTGTGAATAGTAACAAGGTATCGTCACTCAATTTTCATACTTATATGAATTTAGATGATGATAATAGCAGTGGATTATTTTTAAGCGGAAAAGTAGTAGACCTAGTTGTTGACGTATTACATCATCATCAGGACGATCCTCCTGCTGGACCAGAATATATTTTGAATGACGATCACCAGATACTAAGGGCAACAATTGGTCACCCACAATTTTAAAAAGTGTAATATAGGATAATAAAATGGCATCTAATGAACAATTAAAAAATTTAACAAAAGTTATCATGAATGGAAAAGTCGGTATAGGCGATTCCAACCCGGCAGACAGATTAGTTTTAAAACCGGATTCTGGCGGCAACTCCACACTTCGAATAGATCATAGTAACGACGATAACGGATTGAGATTTACCTCGCTTGATACAGCGGGATTCAAAGCTGGAATTTATTGGAATAATTCCGGCGGACAACAAAAATGGTCAATAATTGCTGATGCTGATGGTGATAATTCGGGAAATTTAAGAATTTATTCTCATGACCAAAACAAGACCGTTATGGAATTAAGGTTTGATGGCAAGATACTTATGCCCAATTTACCTACTACAAATCCTAATGTTGCCGGCGCTATTTGGAATGACGGGGGCACGCTGAAAGTTTCTTCTGGCTCTTAATTTCTGATAAAAACGCCTATTGGGGTGTAATTAATTATGTGCTAACCTACCCGGAAATTCGCGGGGTTCTAGCGGAAATGGAACAGGAATTCATGGATGCCGCTAAAAATACCCCCGCGCAGAAAAGCTTTTCTAATAAGGCTAGATATGTATTGGCTATGGTCGATAGAAGGCTAGCTAATAAAATCAAGAATAAGCATGACAAGGGTAAGGACAGCAAATTCTTCTTTTAATTATGAAAAACCTACTACTTAAATTTAAAGGCTGGCTAGGCGCCGGGTGGAACCATTTACTAAATCATTTTGTATGTACCTGTATCGTTTTAGTGACCATGATTTCTATGTTCGGTTATAGCTTAAGCCTTAGCGCAAAATATGAAAAACTATTAAACGAACTTGAGAAGGATAGTATTGAAGCATATGGTCTTGTAGAAGATCAGTCAGAAACTATTTTACTCCAGAACGATACTATAGAAAAACAAAACAGCGCTCTTATCGAGCAGGGGCAAATTATTAATCGATTGGTAGTAATTCTTAATCAACAGAAAGCTCAAATAGATTATCAAAATAGAATTATACAAGAATTGGTTAACCGCTTAAAAGCAAATGGCCTTTTGCCGGATGAGTTACCCAACGACGGAAAAGGTCGCAGCGAAGCAAATTGGATTTCCGATGAAACTCTTTAAGCTAAATAAAGATAGTTGGAAGCACGCCCACTGGTGGGAAAAGAAAAAGAAAGACTGGGCCATTCAAGATAAGGATGGAACTTGGTGGATAATCCCCGGCTCTGAAATGGCCGAAACCAGACTCACTAAGGATAAAAAAATGAAGATTCCCGCAAGTAAAAGAAAGCAGTCTTCTATGCTTATTACTCCAGAGAGGATGGTCCTTATTATTTTATCTTGCGCTCTTGGTATTAGTCTAGCATTAAATGTAATTTATTATCTATTAAAATGAATTTAATTAAAAAGCTATCTTGGGTTTTCGCTTTAATTTTGGCAATAGGGCCGATAGCAGGATGCGCTTTATTCGATAGGCACGAAAAAAATTCAGAAGGATACTACCCAAGGCACTTTTATGCTTGTGGTCCAGTAGCTCTAGAAAAATCAATTTTAGAATCTTACAAGAGGCGGGGTATAGCTTACTGTACGAGAGCAGAAGAACTAAGCAAGCAAATACAAAGCTACGGAATGCTTAGAAAGGAGCTACTTTCTTATTTTAATAAAGAAGCGATAGGGATCACTTGGCCGTCAGAAATTGAGAAGGTTGCAAACAATCACGGATTTGACCTTATTAAAGTGGACGATATAAATTCACTTAATCCGCAGGAAGATATAGCGATTGTCTTAATCCATGGTAAATTTTTTAGTCATCAATATCACTGGGTAGTATATCCAATAGATGATGTAAAGAATTATTATGGAAAAAAAACAGTAATTGATATTATATATTTACTAAAATGGAAAGGAGAATAAAATTATGAAGAAATTATTAGCATTATTTGTTGGGTTATTGGCTATCGGTTGTAATTGGGGCTCTAGCTGCAGCGACTGCGCTTGCGAAGCAGGCTGTTGTGAGTCTGGTGACTGTAATGCCACTGATTGCGTATGCGTCTGCAAGTGAACTCTTAAGTAAATTTTCGGCGTGACCGAAAAAAAAGACTTGCATTAATATTGGTTTTCGAGTATTATTAGGGAGTCCTCAATAGGAGGACTTTTTAATATATAAGATGAAAACTATTAAAATTATCTGTATTGGGGCACTTCTCATGGCTAGTTCCGTGGGATGTGCCGTAACCCAAAATCTACCATCTCTCACCGTTGGCCCTAAAGCTAATACCGGCGATAAGCTGCTCGGCGCAAGCGTCAATAAAGAAGGTGTATCGGTAGTCGTTCCTCTCGTAGAGGTGTCTGTCCCCACCCCATCTTTAAAGGTGAAAGACGGAGAAAAGAAGAAGTAAAATTCTTAATAGAGAACTAGCAAACCTCCCATTTTAAATGGGGGGTTATTTTTTTTTAGTTTTAAGTCCAAAACTAGGTAAAATAAGTGTATTTTATTATAGCGCTTATAGTATACCTGTATGAAAAATCTAGAATTCGAAAATTTTGATATGAACGAAGCTATTTCTCCCGTAGAGGAAGACCAGCAAGCTATAGATTTTTCAAGTAGTGTCGTAGGCGCGCTGCAAGATAAAATCGAAGAAAACAATTCTATAAAACTTAATATTACTCAATTGAAAAAGGTATATACTCACGGAGCCAGAACAGAAGATCAAGACAAGGGCTTGTACGCCATGGCTCGAGTGAATATGTATATTAGGATGAAGAACGAAAAAAACATCATATCCGGTAAGAAAACAAGCGCTAAAAAAGAAAAGCTTACCAAACTATTACTAGAAAACGCATCTATCGCTCGCGTAGATAGATATATTGACGCAACAAAAGATTGGGTTCCGACCGATCAAGATTTTGCTCAAGCTAAAGAGGATATTGAGAAATACGGATTAACATATAAGTTTAAAACTGTGGATGATCTATATCTAAGTGAATATACAAAAATAGATATTGAATATTAAAATGGAAATAGATTTCACAGATCAAATTAAGCAATTGAAAGCAGATAAAAAAGCTGGTTACCCGCCTAACTGTAATGAGGGGTACGAAGAGAAAGACGGCAAGTGCGTTCTAATTGAAGGCTATTGGGATAAAAAGAAAGCTAAAGCAAAAGATTATCCGGGTAAAAATGTCAAACGTCGCAAAGACGGCGTGCCCATGAAGAAAAAAAAGAAGCGGGCCTGTAAGCCCGGTGAGCACAGAGATAAAAGTGGTAAGTTGGTTAAAAATAGTAAATCAGCTTACTATAAGGAATTATATAAAAAAATAAAAGGACTTTAAAATGAAGGGAGTAAGAGAATATCATCCAGAGACATATCAAGTAGCGAATACTAGTGGTACAGCTAACACCGAAGTGATAGATCAGCCGGGAACAGACAAACAAATCGTTATTCACACTTTGATAAGCGATACGGCTGGTTGGCTTACTTACGGTGAAGCTACTATGGAAGCTGGCGGAAAAGTATGCCGCATGGATAATCAGGGTGGACAACTCCTTAATATTACTTTACCCCCGAATAAGTCTCTTTGGAAAGACTGCGCCGGAAATCAAACAATAACTTACTATATTAAATAAGGAGGTATCATGGATCATAAATTTACAAGCATTTTTAGTTCGACAATTAAGCCATTAGTATCTGAGGAAAAAGATAAGTACCTTTCTCTTGCTAGCTTAGTTAATATTTCTGAGTTTATCCCAGACGTGGATACAGAAAAAAATGTAGACTTACTACCTATTGCCTTTAACGCCTGTGTAGCTAATAGAGTTAATAAGAACGGGGACGTAATTGATACCTCTGTTGCTTCTAAAATATATGAGAATTTTATTAATAAACCTATCAATATTGAACATAATAGAGATAGAGTAGTTGGTGTTATCTTAACCGCTGGGTTTAGTGAGTTTGGAACCGACAACGTAATTAAAGCCGAAGACCTTTCTGAGAAGAAGGGTCCGTTTAATATTACCCTAGGCGGTGTTATTTGGCGAGTGGTTAATAGCGACCTAACGGATTTAATTGAGGATTCGGGTGATCCTACTAGCGAGAATTATAGAAAAATCTCTGCTAGCTGGGAGTTAGGATTCTCAGACTATAATTTAGTTTTACTACCAGAAGGGCAGAAAAACATAGAAAATGGAAAATTTATTACAGATGCATCCGAAATCGAAGAAATGGAAAAGCATCTTAGAAGTTTTGGCGGAGACGGAATGCTGGAAGACGGCAGATGCGTTTATCGTCAAGTAGTAGCTGAGGTTGTTCCCCTTGGGATTGGTCTCACCGAATCACCGGCTGCGGATGTCAAAGGGCTGGTAACAAAAGGGGAGGAAGAAAGGCCTCAGAACGAAGAACTTGAAAGTTCTCAAAATAACAAAAATAATGTAAAAATAGATAAAGTTATGAATACAAAGATCGACAACATGAAAGACATCAACGACGAGTCGTTGAAGGAATTATCTGCTTCGTCCATCACAGACTTTATCCAAAGCGAACTCGAGAAAGCTTCCGAGCAATATAAGAAGGAAATGACCGAAGCCGAGGAGGCCCTGAGCGCCGCCAACGAAAAGGCTGAGACACTCCAGACTGAGCACGAGAAGATCGAAACAGAGCTAGCGGAGGTAAAGTCTAATTTGGCTGAGCTTGAAAAAGCTAATGCCGAAAAAGCGGCCGAAGAAAGATTTAATCAACGCATGTCTTCTATGGACGATACATACGAATTGACCGATGAAGATCGTGAAGTTCTTGCATCTGACATTAAAGACATGGATGAAGAAACATTTTCTAACTATCAAGAGAAACTAAAAGTTCTTTTGAAAGAGAAAAATAAAGAAGTTCTTCAGGAAAAAGCTGAGGCTGAAGCCAAAGCCGAGGAAGAAGCTGCTGCTGAAGTAGCCGAAACCGAGGTCAAAGCAGAATCCACCGCTTCTACTGAAGAGGCAACCGAAGTATTGGAAGAAGCTGCAAATAACGCTGAAAGCGAGACTCTGGAAGTTCCGGAAGCTGCTGAAGCTGAAGAGCCCACGCTGTATGATAAGTACGCTAAAGCATTTGCTGCTGACCAATTCGAAATTAAAACAAAGTAATTTATTAACAATTAAGGAGAAATAATATTATGGCAACATTAAGACCATTTAGACAAATTAGTGAAAACGACGTTGTCAACCTCTATGCGTTTGACTACTCCGGTACGGCAATCACAAAGGGGCACATCGTTAAGTTGCGTAGTGATCGCGGTTGGGATGCTGGCGATGAATTCTTAACGGAATCCATCAACAACAGCTATTCTAATACCGTTTCGGATCGTTACGCTTTAAACAGCCGAGTACAGACTTGTACCTCGGGAGATACGCCGTTCGGCATGCTTATGTATGACGTCGCGGAAGTGGATGAGAATGGAGAGAAGCTTATTTGGCATCCTCGTAAGGCTCATGAAATGCAAACTGCACTTAGCGGACAAGCTGTTCCCGTGTTAACTCGTGGTATCGTTCTCGTAAACGGTGTTACCGTTTACGGTGGAGAGACTGTTGCTGCTGGAACCGCGCTTTATGCTGGTGACGACGGAGCAATCATCACTCAGACTGCTGCTAGTGTACAAAACTTGGTTAAACTCGGTACGGCTCTTGGGCCAGCTACGGCTGCGGCTAGTGAGATCGGTAACCCGGGTGACGTATTAATCAAACTGGAACTGTAAACAAATTAAGGAGAAAGAATTATAATGAAATTAAAATTAAAAAATACTCCAGAACAAGTTGAGCTCATCAAGGCACTTGGGTCTAAGGACGCCAACGTCGCTGCTGAAGCTTCTACTGCATTTGCAGCCTTTATCGGACCGGTTATTCAAAAGGTGATTAATCAAGCTAGCACTGCTGGTTTGATTTTCTCTGATAACTTGTACGATGAGGACGATAGCCCATCTTATCCTCTGGATTTATACTACGATGAAGGTGTTGGTTACATCAATACTTGGTCGCAGACTATCGCTGGTGGTATGCCCACCTCGCAAGTCGAAGGCGTGAAAGAGATGAAAATCTCTACCTATCGCCTCGATAGCGCAGTCAGCTTCCTTAAGAAATACGCTCGTAAGAGTCGTTTGGATGTAATCAGCAAAGCTCTTGAGCGGATGGCTCAGGAAGTACTCATTAAGCAAGAAAGAAATGCTTGGTCTGTAATCATGAAGGCTTTGGCTGACGCCAGATCTACCGTGTCTACCGCCGCAAGCACTGGACACGTTTTCGCTTCTATGGCTCCCAATCAGTTCAAGGTCCATGACCTTAGCAGATTGATGACCCTGATGCGCAGACTCAGTGGCTCTTTCGCTTCTGGTACTCCTGCCGGCGCTGACTCTTATGGTCTAACCGACTTGTTCGTTAGCCCTGAGGTTAAGCAAGAGGTACGTGGTTTCGCCTACCAGCCGATGAACACTTACACCACTGGTGGTGGCGGTGTGGCTTTGCCGGATAATGTCCGTGAGGATATGTTCCGCGCTGCTGGTACTAACGAGATCTACGGTGTGAGAATCACCGATTTGATCGAGTTGGGTGACGGTCAGAAATACACCAAATTATTCAGGACGTTCAACCAAGCGTCTTCGGGTACACCTACCGTGGCTCATTCGAGCAGCAGCACGGATGACGGTACTCAAGGCGGCACCATGAGCAACACTGTTGACGATTTAATCGTTGGCATCGACGCTTCTCGCGAAGCATTCGTCCGTCCTGTTGCTACGCAACATGATAGCGGTGGTTCGTTTGTGGCGCTTCCTGATGATCAATTCGCGTCTCGCGCGGACAAGACTGGCTTCTATGGTTTCTTAGAAGAGGGTCGTGTTTGCATCGATTCACGAGCGATCGTCGGTATGGTTGTCTAACCTACGGTTTTATTACCGGACTCGGGAGGAAACTCCCGAGTTTTTTTTTGCTTTTTATATAGGAAAAATGCTATAATATTGTGTAACTTACCATTAGTATTAAAAATGCCAAATAATACATATAGTCCTCAATCTAAGCCGGTACTAAAAACAAATTATAAGAGTTTTGGTCCTGCCTCTATGGAAGATGAGCTAAAGCTGAAGGTATACACAGACGGAGAGGTAGAGGTAGAAAATATAAAGGAGCGCAGGGCGGATGGACTAACTTACGAATTAGATAATAAAAATAATTACGTATATTTTCAAAACACTTTGGACGCAAATACCAAGGTACAATATATCCCAAAAAATGTAGATAAGATATACAGTACAACGGTCTCAAGGTCTTTTTCGATTAAGGGCGCACTAGCTGTTTATAAAAATGATGTTAGAAAATTCATTATAAAAAATTTAACCAGATATAAAACTGAAAAAAAATCTTTAAAAAAAGAAATAGACAAAATTTTAAAAAAGAAAAACCAATATATATGGACCGAAGCAAGATTAAACAGTCTTTGGAATCAAGTATATATAGATAGCGTAACTTTAGGGCCTTATAATTGTGATACGACTCTAACTGCCTCTAAAGATATAGAGTTCATGAACGACTTACTCGTTATTAGAACTGGTAATTATAGAGATATACAAGAGAGAAAAACTCAAAAAATAAATACTGTCTCGAACACTTCTAAAATTGTTTGGGTCTCACCTCATGAAATTTTAAATTATTCCGGGGAGACTAATTATATTTCAAGTGGCTTAGTGCATAAAAGTAACGTAGTCCAATCTGGATTTTATTCCGGTACCTCTTTTAATACGGTAAGTTACGGTATCGGTAATAACATGGAGTCTTACGCGTTATCGTCAAAATATGTAAAAGTTTTGAAAGATGAACAATTCAAAACAGATTTGCAATACACGCAAGTTCCTATTGACCCAGAAGGAGTAAACTTGAGTTACAAAGGCGTTCCCATCGAGCAACAATACTTTAATAGTATATACTCGGAATTTGACCATGCGGGCAAAGTCATGACGGGAGCGTGGGACGGAGTGGTTCCTTCTGGAGCGTTTATACAAATACAAACTTGGTCTACAAACCCAAGATATATTGGTTTTGACGGAGAAATTACCGTTAAACCTGTTGATACTGCCTTAGCTGCTGATATCGATTTGTCTCATACTATAACTTGTACGGCTGCAGACGAGGATTATCAAACATCCGTAAGGAAAGCGGTACAAAAAGCCAAAAATAAATTCTATAAAAAGTTAAATGCGCATCTAGTTTCCAAGGGATTAAAAAATAAAAATAGTAATACCGTAAGATATGAAACTCTATTAGAAAGAGTTGCTCAAAACGTATATGATGGTTTAAGTTATATCAGAAACGAGAGCATAGCCAAAATACAAGGCTTGGAAAGTAACCCCCTAGAAGGACCCGTGTACTATGACGGTACTTCCAAAATGTATGGAGGATCTCAAGACGAAGCTGAGTATGATTATTCGAGAACAAAAACTCAAAGAACTTATACAGCAGTGTTCCCCGAAGGGACACGTCAAAACAACACTACCGCAAGCAAAAATCAAGAGACGATAGGGGGAGGTTATTAATGAGTTTTAAGACTAACAAAGTTAATAGAAACTTCACCGTAAAGAATCATATATATTTTAATAAGGATTCTTATAACCGATCGGGCGATGTCACTCCTAGATATTTTGTAAAATCAGTAGAGCTTTTAAATGTAGAAAAAGTGGGATTTTCTTATAAATCTATCTTGACAGAAAAAGGTTATCAAAAACGAGGTCATAGATTTTATGGGTATGTAAAAGACGACACACTTACAGATGAAGAAATTTTATCAAATTACGAAACACTAAAAAACTCTTATCCTTATGGTTTTATTTCGGGTGACACTGCTAGTGAAACTAAATACAGAATAGATGTTAAAGAAAACCCCGCGTTTCAATCTTTTTATAAAAGTTATTGGGACGCGCATTCTGATCAAGTTAAAATTCCTCAAAAAACAACTAAGGGAGATTTGGATTATCCATATCCTTATATAGAATACACGGGGCACGAAATTGTTAAGATTAAACATAATTCAGGAACTGTTCCAGTATTACAGATGGGGGACGATGGCTACAACGCTCCTTACGCCGAATTCCCAACCGGCATAAATCACTTTGTAGCGCCGTATGCTTATTCGTGTTACAAAGAGGATATATACGTAAATGCTCATGACTATTACTCAGAAAATAGACAAGTATTTTTAATGGACGGCGGCGCTCAAATGCCCTTGGTTTTACATAATAATAGCGGCACTACTTACACCTTCCATCTAGTAAGCGGAAGGCAATTCGGCTATGGAACTAATTTATGGCCTACTGGTTCAGATGGACTACATAGCGGCATAGCCTTAGAGTTTAGCACTGGACTTGATGGAACATGGGGAGGATATAGTAAGTATGATAATGTATCCGCTTACGATGCGGCGGAATTACATAATTATTATGTTTCTTCTGAGCTTAAAGATGGTGATCCGGAGACCGGGCATCCTTACTATAATAGCGGTAGTGTATCTGGGTATGTTATAAGCGGTCAATCTCGTCAATCTGGACCGATTACTGCATACAGGGGACATACGTATGTATTTCACGTTACGGGCTCTTCTAACGTCTTTAATGGTGGTAGAACTGGAGATCCAAGTGGTTTATATGATGTCCAAGACTTAATAGTAACATCAGAAGAGGTATGGGGCGAATACGGTGTGCATAGTCAAGTTGATAATCCAGAACTATTAAATCCGCATGGGACAGCTTATGGTGTAGCCGTTTCTGGAGAGGGAGCGGGAACATATACTATAACTATTCCTTGGGAAGCTCCGGATACTTTATATTATCAGAGTAGAAACTCTGCATATTATGGCGGAGTAATAGACGTATCTAATCCTCCGACTGCCACGGGAAACAAACCGGGGCAATTTATAAGAGTGTCATTTACTGGCGAAAAGGATGAGCGCATGTATTATTACTCTCCTTCTCAATCTGGCATGGGTGGATTATTAATATTAAAATCCGATTGCGATGGTAAAGCGCTTAGCGTCTAAATTAAAATTTGCATATCATTTTAATATATGCTATAATAAATAAATTGGCCTTATTGGGTGAATTCGGTAGAACTCTCTCGTAGACAATACCGAGCCAAGTCGGAAGTGGGCTTAGTGCTTCCGAAAGGTGTAGAGACTAGAGGGTGAGTCCCAACAATAACCTCTCCACGAGCGCCCAACACCGAAAGGTGAAGATATAGTCCGAACTGCATGGCGACATGTAGAAGTCGTAATTAAAAAAGCGGCGATAACAGCTTGGATTACGGGATGAGTGCAGCGTACTAACTAGTGTCTATGCAGACATTAGCCAAGTATACTTAATTCCGTGTCGGCTAAATGAGCGCTAAAAAGAAGACAGCTGAAAAGAAGACGACTAAAGCTTCCGATAAGAAGCCCAACTTAAAAGACATGAACCAAACTCACGGCATGGTTGAAGGCCAAAAGTATGAGCCCACAACATTAGATCAAGTTTGGGGTGATGATGGACTAAGTAAATATCAGACTATGGACTCCAAAGTGTACGAGGCTAAAGTCAGTAAAATGCTCTTAGCTGATTTGAAAAATGAGGCGATTAGAGTGGGTCTATTGCCCGTGGATAATTCAGAAATGTTAAAAGATAGACTCATGAGGGAGTTTACTATTCATACAAATTCCTATAGAAGACCTACTGAAGGCGGCTCACAACCTCCTCAAATTAGCGAGGATATTGAAGATATCCTAAAAGAAGGTAGATAGTATTCCATAATCTACAATTACAGGTGTAATATTACGTATATATTATGCCTGTAAACTATAATTTAGATATAACTCAGGGGTCCAGCTTTTCAGCCCAACTGTTCGCGAAAAATGCTAATGGAACTGCCGTTGATTTAAATGGTTATTCTCTTAGTGGCGTAATGAAATACAATTACGGCACAGGGACAAGCCTAGTCGATCTTTCTCCGACGGTAAATCTTGGAACAAATTCTTTAGGTCAAACTAATACCGCTGCTAGCGGTGTGGTAGATATATCATTAACCCACACGCAGACTGCGGCTCTTCCCGTTACTATGGCAGTCTATGATGTTGAAATGTATAACGGAGATTACAGTGAAGTTAGAAAATTACTAGATGGAAGAGTTACCATATACCCTGAAGTTACTCGATAAAAAAAGTGAATGTCGGATCAAAATTACCAAGTTAACGTAGTACTTTCTGGTGCGCAAGAAACCAGCGTAGTCGTTGGTGGGCAACCGTCAGTAAACGTTTCGGTAGGGGGAGATTCAAGTACTTCTGTTACTCAGGGAGAGGGTAGTACTTCTGTTTTATCTACTGATCCAGTCGCGCATCCTACCGTGGGATTTGTGGGAGTTCAGGGCCCTCCTTCTTCTTTGGTATTTGCTAAGGGTGAAGATGGACAAATACAGTATAACAGATTGGGCTATATTTCTGGAGCGAATAATTTTTTCTTTTATCCCGAAACAGACAACTTACATTTAAGCGGTGGTTTATTATCTTTAGCTGGGGGCAAATTTCAAATTACAGGTTTAGCGGTAGACACAGGCGCCTTTTTAATAAGAGAGCCCGGAAATGATAAAAATTTATTCAAAATAGATACGGTTAATAAAAAAATATCCATGTCTAACAGTTCATCTAGCGAATACTACGTAGGTATAGGAACTGGAAATGCTGAAGAAAAACTGCATATAGCTGGGGGTAATTTAAGAGTGGATGGAAATATAGTTTTAGGTGGAAATATAATACCAACCCAAAGTGGAGTTTATAATTTAGGTTCACCTACTGCTCCGTTTAAAGAGCTATATATACAAGGCGATTCTATTCATTTTGTTAATACTCAGTCAAAAATTTCCGCCAACCAAGAGGGATTTTCGTTTACGACTCAAGAATCGGATGGTACTCAAAAGGTCGTTTTTGAGGTGTCCAACGAAGGTATACACGGTGACGGCTCACTGCTTACCGGCGTTCCGTATACTGGAATGAAGGACGCCGGCGCATATCTATCGTTTAGCGTGCCGGATAAAAGCGAGTCTATGATAGTGGATTATGGAAAAGAATTAAATTATGACCCTCAGGTTTTATGCGATTTAGTCCCGCCCGCGGGCAAAAATGAAATTTACTTTACGTCAGTACATAATATTGAAAGAACTGGCTGTAATGTCTTTTTTAGTCACAAAATAAGCGGAAATGGTTACATTTTGAATTGTCATGTGGGACCAAGGAATCCGCTTTTTTAGTCTATTTTATTTTTATCTAGTGTATTTAATATGTAGGAGCTTTATAGGATCATATTATGGCAAAAGTATTTTCAGTAGAACAATTAAGACTTAACGATAGGTTACTTACGGGTAGTGCTGAGGGCCTATTTATCGACGGCCAACAATTAGCGGTAGGAAGTTCCGCGGTACCATTAGCTAGAAAGGTTTACGCTGGCGACGGTCTTAAAATTTCTAATGGTAGCGAGGGTCCCGGTTGGGCCTCCATGTCTGCCGATTTAACTCTTGATGTCGATCTGCCTTCAGCTGGCTCTTCC